GTGTTTATAGCGTCAGCTCTAGCTTTCGTTCAAGGATTGTAAGGGTGGTCAGATGACTCATCCTCTCAATCCATGAATACCTTGAAAGGAGATTTGAAATCTCAACTCCGTCGAGGCCACCTATATCGAGTGATCGAGCAAGGTAGTCAACGTTGGGTATAAAGAGAGTCCAATCCTCTCCAAGAAGCTGTCTAGCTAACTTGGAAGATAGGAAGAGATTCTTCACCAGCACGGAGTGCCCCTCCAGGTCGGGGGGGAACTCGAGGGTTAAACCTCGTGTAAATTCCGGGTGTTCGTATAGCATACGATTCATCCGGACCGTTCTACGTTGGTAATGACGGACGCGAATATCGCGCTCATCTATAAGTTTAAGCCACAGCTCTTCAGTGAAGCGTAATCGCTCACTGTAGGACTTCCCTTCAGGATTCCAACCAAGACCAAACGGTTCTGGTATCCATCCCATAACTTCGGCTATAAACCGTTGTCGGGGTCGGAAAAGATCCAATGATCGAGGTCCGAGAGCCTTTGCTAGTTCCAAGAACGAGTCATCACTGCATCTACCTTTCCATTTGTAGGTGCATACTACCTTATCGGGTAGAATGACGCGCCCGGCGAACTCTGCAATCTTAGACGAAATGATAGTCTTCGATTCTGAAATCGGGACTCCACTCATACACATGAACGATCGGTATCCTCTTGCAAGCCATAGGTTTGCCATTTCAATATCATCCCCTAGCAGAACGTATTCAGCTAGTGTTGGTGGAATGAATTGAGGATCCCCTTCCTCGCGGACGGAAAATCCAAGTGGCAGGGTATCTCCTGTGACTTGTAAAAGACGAATTATTCCGCGTACTATTGAGTGGTGAAGCAGCGAAAAGGCGGGAAAGCTAGGACCGAATCCTAACTGTTGACCAACGGTCATTCGCATGTAACTGGAATGATCGCGTCGACCATGGTATTGGTCTGGTCTGATGTGATAACCAGCCTTAGGCCCCTTGCCGGGGACAGGCGGAACACGGTCACGGATCTCCCAACGGGAGCCAGTGATATCTGAGAACCATTGTACCCATTTCTCATCCAGTCCAAGCTTTCGAAAAAGTTGGATCTGAAAGAAACGCGGAAGGTTATCAGAGCACTTCTGAAGGTCAAAGCAATAACATGTTTTGCCACTTTTAAGATGGTCTTGGACCCTCTTTACGCCAGATTCCTGGTCGTAAGTGGCATCTTGGGGAAGCTCCCTGAGTTCATTCATAAGGAATGACTGGAGTGGCAGGCTCGCGACTTGAATTAATTCATTTGTCA